CGCCCTGGGTGACGGTGGCCACGAGCGGATCGGAGCTGATCCACTGCACGCCCTGCGGCGCAGTAGTCGGCGCGATTGCGGCCACGGCCTGAGCGGTGCCGCCGACAGCCAGCGCGATGGTTTCCGGGAAGGCAGCGATGCCGGTCACGTCGTCAGCGTCCGGGTCCGGGGTGTCCTCGACGATCAGGCCGTAGTCGGACGCCGTAGCGCTGGCCTCGAAGCTGAAGGTGGTGATGTCGTCGTAGGGCGCTGACCGGCTCAGCGTGCTGACCAGCATGTAAGCGGTAAAGGTCAGATCCGGGAAGGTCATGCGCAGCCAGATGGCCGGCTGTACACCGGTGGCGGCCGGGGTGATGACGTGCTTGGTGAGCTCGATCAGGTTGGCCGCGCCGGCGCCGGAAGCCTTCACGGTGCCATCACCGGAAATGCTCATGGCCTGGAACGTAGCCAGGTTCTCCCGCAGGGAACCGACAGAATCAGCGTCGGTGGCGTCCGTGGTGTCCCACGAAATCTCGAACTCCTTGGTGCGCAGGGAGCCGAAGCGCTTCCACTGGTTCTCGGTGGGCAGGACATCCGGGCAGCCGATGACGTACTCGAGAACCACGTCCTTGCCGGGGAATTTCAGTTTCTTGCAAGCCATTTGATGGCCTCCTGTGGATTAGGGGCGCAAACGAAAAAGCCCGCTCAGTGGCGGGCCTTCGGGTGCTTGGTTGGGTCAGTAGGCGAGCTGGAAGTCCAGCGAGTACCAGGCGCGGTTCTCGGCGGTGTATCCGGGGCCGGCCGGCTCGGTGATGGTTCGGATGTGCGCGGCGCCACACGGCACGGCGCCGTCAATCGTGGCGCGAACCAGGCTATCGGCGTGCTGGCCGATGGCGGCCGAGTGCTGCCGGCCATTGCGCGGCCCCAGCAGGATCACGCGAAAGCGCGGGCGGCGGTCGTCAACGTCAACGGCCGGGCCGCCCAGGGCGTGAATCGAGGCGATCCAGACGCCCGCCAGCGCAGGGCTGTCGACCCATTGGCCGCGGCTGGCCTGGTATTGCGCGCCGAGAACGGCGGAAACCCATGCGGCGAACTCGTCAAACACGGTAGTGCTCCCGCAAGATGGCCGGAATGCTTGGCTTCAGCTCTTCGAAGCCCTTTTCGAGGAACCCCGGCTCGGCGTTCGGGTCCCAATACTGGCCACTGCCGCTTGCGCGGTCCTGGCCGGCCAGCTCGCCCTTGGCGTTGTGCACATGGGCGGCATACTCGGCGGTATAGCCGACCTGTCCAGACACCCGGCCGGCTTTCACGTCGATCTGCGGCGCGTACTGGCTGTTGATCAGGTTGCTGGTATCCACCGGCGTCATGGTCTGCGCAATCGCGGCGCCCTGGCTCAGGATGGCGTAGACAGCGCCCTCAGACCGACCCTTGGCGATGCCGTCGAGCTTGACCTTGAAGCCCTTACGGACGCGCTCTATTCCTTTGACTGGCATGGGTATGCCCTGACGCGTCCTGAATTAGAGAGCTTCCCATTGCGCATGTCGTAGAGCTTTACGGTCAGCATGGAAGCCCCGCTTGACGGGCAGGCGCCGATCGTCATTTCGATGACTCCACGGACTGCGCGCCCGTGCTGATCCTGGAGTGAGTAGCCGCCGCCTTCGCGCGGGACAATGGTCAGCTCGATCTTTTCTTTCGCACTCATATCAGGTCACCAAAAGAAAATCCGGCTCTTCGCCGAAGGGGCTCATGTCCCAGTTCGTGACCGAGCGGATCTCTTCCCACTCCGTCGAGCCGTTGAGCTGGATCAGGTCGAGGTACTTGGGCCGCTTGTCCTCGGTGTAGATCATGTGCCTGGACACGAACTCCGAGCCGCGCGCGCCGCTTTGGCCTCCGGCGTCTCGCACCGTTTCGCTCTTGGCTTCCCAGGTGCACGCGATCTGGTATTCCTCGCCGTAAACCGATTCCTGCGTCATCAGGTCGATGGACGCGAACGGCCTGACCGTCGCGGTATTGGTGTAGGACCAATTGGCTGTCGCGCTCACCGGCAGCCCCCTTTGGCCACCCACAGGCCAGCGTGCGCCGTTACGGTCGGGTCAGGTGGGATCAGTCCGTCCGCGCAACCGTGTTTGTCCAGACCGCGCAGCAGCGCCAGCGCGCCCTTCCAGCGGTCAGCGAACGATAGGTGTCGGAACGACCGAGATGCGCCGGACGGCGCGGTCTGGCTGGCGAGGTACTGCGTGCCCTGCCCCAGGCCCATCAGGGCCAGCAGATACATCTGGATCAGCAGCGCGGTCGCCGGCGTGTAGCTGGCGTCCAGGCAATCCTGAATGCTGTTGGCCTGCTCCACCAGAGCGGCCAGGATGAAATCGGGCAGCTCAATGCCCTGGCTGCGCAGATACTGCTGCGCCTGTTCGGCAGTGACCATGCCCGACTCCTTGAATGGATGGCCCCATTTCCGGGGCCTGAAACGACGAAGCCGCCCGAAGGCGGCCTCTCGTCATACGCAGGATCACTCAGCCTTGGGCTTGAGCGGATCGCCTTCCGGCAGCAGGGCCTGGAGATCCTCCAGACTGCCGCGACCGTCGAACTTGACGCCCAGCTCCTTGAGGCGCTTGGCGACATCGCCCTTGCTGGGATCGCCGGATGCCGGTTGCGCGACGGCCGGAACCAGGTCGCCGGAACCGCCCGGCAGGACTCGGACATTCGACTTGAGCGCCGGATGGAGCTTGTCGGTCTCCACCACATCGCCGACTTTCACGCCGTGCCAGGCGCGCACCACTTCGTACTTGGCCATGCCATACCCCCTTAGGTCAGATCAGCGGCGTAGATCACGCCCGAGCGGTTTTCGCCGTCGCGCTTGATCTGAAGGCCCATGGCCGACATCAGTTGGTAGTTGAAGTTGGTCTGCGGCAGCGGACGCGGCAGCGGCACGTCGCCCAGGGCCATGCCGACCAGCGGGGACACGACATCCTGGCGGCGCTGGTAACCGAGGATTTCGTTGCCGCTGAGCTTGAAGGTCTGGCGAACCTCGCGGGCCGGGATGAACGGCTTGATCGCGTCCAGCACGGTGCCGCCGCTCAGCAGGGTGTCGCCGCCGATGGTGACGGTTGCCGGCTTCATCAGGTTGGCCATGATCTGCGGAGAGATCCACAGCACGTCGTAGGCATCAACGAAGTTGTTGCGCGCCGCGGTGCCGAAGGCGCCGGAGGTGAAGAACGCGGCCAGTTCAGCCTGAGTGGCAGTGGTCAGGTTGATGTTGGCGCCGGCAGCGCCCAGGTCCACCTTGATGGTGTTGCGGTGGTTCTTCAGGCCCTGGCCGGCCTTGCCGTCGACGTTGATCTTCTCGCTGCCGTCCAGCATGTAGCCGACCACTTCCTTGTAGAACTTGCGCAGCTTGGCGGCGCGGCTGTCCAGCACCAGGTCCAGGCCGACGGTACGCATGCCCTCGGCATGGCGCCAGTTCACGCCGTAGCCGGCAGTGAACACCGGGATCGGGTCGCCGTCCGAGGAATAGTCGGCGTGGTCGAAGCTGTACGGGGCCTGGCCGTCGATGCTGATCGCCACATCCTCGGCGATGTCGCCGGCGATCTGGTACAGCTTCACGGTCTTACCGACAGGCAGCACGGTCTGCACGCGCAGGAGGTCGTTGACGATCTCCATGCCGGTTTCCTGGTCGCGCATCTGGATCGTCTGGCGATCCACCTCGGCCCAAAACTGCTGGGTCGGGGTCATGGCGGCGTTGGTTTCCAGCATGTTGGCGGTCATCTGGCCGCGGTGGCCGTTGACCATGCCGGAGATCTGCGCCGCGAGAATGTTGCGGTTGGCTTGCAGCTCTTGGTAGTGCTGCATCAGGCGGGGGTGGGCCGCCAGGGATTGCTGAGTGAGGAACATGTGTCCTTCTCCTTAAGCGACAGTGACGGACGAGGCGCGGGCGCGAATGCGGATGAAATCCGTCTCCCCGGCACCGATGGTGGCGTCGTCCTGGCTGTAGCCGATCACCTGGTAGGTGCCAGCAGCGGCCGGGATGGCGACGGCGAGGCCACTGGCATTGACCGTGATCGGCTGGTCCTTGGTGTAGGTGCCAGGGCCCATGCGAACGGCGAACTCACGACCCTCTTCCAGGTAGTGACCGACAGCGGAAACGCCCGCCGGAATCTGGTCAGCGATACCCAGACCCTGGTGCTCGGCGGCGCCGACCACGTACATGCGGCCGGTGACCGCGGCGGCCTGCGCGAACTCGCCGTCGCTGTCGATGACAGCAAAGGTGCCCGGGTACAGGGCTGCGGCAGTGACGCGGGTTTCGGTCTTGTACAGCGACTGACCGTCGATGTTGACGCGGCGGTAACGGGGCATGGCTTACTCCTTCGGCAGGTTGGCCACATCGGCGGTCAGGCCGGCGGCGGTGGTGGCGGAGTTGCCGGCGATGGCGGCGGCGTCACCGCACTGCTTGAACGCCTCGCGCAGCGCGTCACCCTGCAGCGCGTTGGCAACCACTTCGCCGAGCTTGGCCTTGACGGCCTCACGCATGCGCTCGTCCTCGGCGCGCTGGTTGGCGGTCAGGGAGTCGGCCAGGGCCTTCTGGTTGGCAGCCATGCCGTCGACCTTCTCGGCCAGGGGCTTGATGATGGTGTCCGCCAGGGCCTTGATGGCCTCGGAGGTGTTGGCGCCGATTTCCTTGACGAGCTCGGCCTTTTCTTCGGGGGTCAGAGGCATGTCGCCCTCCTGCTGGTTGGTTGCAGGCCGGGCCTGCGGTTGGAAAATCTTCTTGATGCTGTTGGCCACGACGGTGACCCAGCTCTCTTGCCGCTGGACGGCAGTGCCGGCGTCGGCGAAGGTGATCTGTCCGCCCTCGTCCTTGTAGCCGTACACCTCGGCGGCGCCGCCGTTGCGGATGATGACGGCTTGCGATTCGGTGAAATCCGCCACCCATGCGTAGTCGTCTGCGCCAGTGGCAAAGCGCTGTTTGGCTGCGCGATCCAGGCGCTGCTCGCGCTCTCGGAACGACTCGCCGATCAGTGCGCCGGAATTGGTCTGCAGCGCCTGCGCCTGGTCAGCGTTGACCATCAGGCCGACGCCTTGCTCCGGGGTGGCCGCGCCGACTTCATGCAGCAGGATGGCGTCGTGGTCCATCGAGGCGATCTCGGCAACCCACTCGGCGCCCATGGCGCGCTGCTGCTCGTTCGGCTCCAGGCGCTGCAGGAATGCCGCGACACTGGTATGGATCGGAGGCACGTCCTCGCCCGCCTGCAGCGCCTCGACTCGCGCCAGCAGCTCGCGGCCGCCTTCGGTGTTCTTGGCGAACTCCACGTCGACCCACTTTTCGAGGTAGATGCGGTTGCCGGCCTTCTTCACGTTGCGGTTCCATGCGCCGACGTGCCCGACGTTGATGCCCTCGGGAGAGAACGCCGAAACGAACTGGCCGTTGACGGTCGGATGCCCCAGCGGGGCCAGGGTGCCTTCCAGCGCCTGGTAGTGCCTGTCGATCTGTTCGGCGGTGTAGAGACCGCCGTTCATGATCACGTTCGCCGGCAGGGTGTAGGACGGCAGCACCAAATGCTCACGGCCGTTGTGCTGCTCGCGGCGAATGGTTGCGCTGTTGACCTGCGTGGTGATGTTGACCTGAATCTGCCCGGCCTGGGCACGATTGACCTGCAAGATGGGTCGGCTGCGCGCCATGAATCACTCCTTCGCCCAGGCATAGCCGCGGGCTTCCATTTTCGTTTTGGTGGACTTGGCGCGCTCGATGATGGTCGGCGCCAGGGGCTTGCCGTC